GGCCGGAGCCAGCGCCCCGGACCTGCCCCGCGTGCGGCGAGGCGTTCGTGTCCCGGTTGCCCCAACAGGTGTACTGCGGGACTGCCTGCCGGGCGGCCGGGAAGGCGGCGCCCAAGAGCCACACGGCGAAGCGCGAGACGGCCGCGATCCTGCCCAGCGAGCGCAAGCCGGTCCGGACAAGCCAGATGACGGACGCGGAGTTTCGGGAGCAGCTGGCGGCAAACCGGCGGGAACTGGATAGCCGGCCAAAGCTCAAGGGCGATCGGCATTGGCGCAAGGATGCGGAGGTAGCGGCGTGAACGAGCAACAGGAACCGATCACAATCCAGCGCTTTTTTGACGTGGAAGTGTTGGTCAGCATCTCGTTAACCAATCCGCCATCCGACTGGATGAGTCGGTGCTTCACTCCTGAGTGGAGAGATCACTTTTACAGGTTCGATGACGAGAGAGATGTCTACGCCCACTTGGGCTTTAACGCACTCGTGAACGACGTTGATGACATTTCCCGCTTGGAGGGATGGGCTGACATCAAGGAGGGCGCCATTCGGATTCAAGCGTTCTCTGGGGAATGGGAGGCTCAGTCGTGAGCGACCAGCACGAACCAGCCAAGAGCGGGATGGCGGCGCAGATCATCGCCCGGAATGCGCGAGTGGGAGCCGGTCAGGCTTCTTCGGCTCCGACCGCACTCGATTACTGCAATGGCGAGATGAACAACTGCCTCGATGCGGTGGACGATCTGGAGCGGCGCGAAGCCCTGCTAACAAACGAGTACGCGATAGCGAGGAACAACGTTTTGCATCTATCGCGAACCACAACCGAGCAAGCCACCCGGATTGCCGAACTGGAAGCCACCAACGCGGCGCTACGCGAGTTCGTAGCAGCCGCAGACGAGTGGACCAAATGGTGTGTTTGCTGCATGGACGAGTACGAACCGCAGTTCCGCCCGTCAATGGACCGTTACCGCACCGCACGTCAAAACCTTGCCACCGACCATAGCATCCCGCTGCCGGGACAGGAAGGAGGCGGCTGATGGAAGCGGTGGCCATCATCGGCTTCGTGGTCGTGCTCTCGGTCCTGGATTGGTACGAGCGGCGGAGGAAGAAGGGGCAATGAGCGAATCGATACAGGCATACCCGCTCGCGTGGCCGGCAACATGGCCGCGTACCGACTACCCAGATCGATCGAGGTTTGGCGTCACGTTCGCCACCGCCCGCGACGAACTGCTGTACGAGCTCGAGCTGCTGGGCGCGACCGATATCGTGATCTCGACCAATGTGGAGCTGCGCCGGGACGGGCTGCCGTACGCCAACCGTCCGGAGCCAAACGATACCGGGGTAGCGATCTACTTCCGGCGCGACGGGCGACATCAGTGCATCCCGGTCGATCGGTGGGACCGAGTTAAGGACAACCTACGGGCGGCTGGGCTGACCATTCAAGCGCTGCGGGGGCTGGAGCGATGGGGCGCCAAGCACATGGTCGACGCGGCGTTCACGGGGTTCGCGGCGCTACCGGCTGGGGGAACCAGCGGAGCGGCATGGTGGGAATCGCTGGGGGTACCTCGCCATGCGCTCTGGGACGACGTTCGAGCCGCGTATCTCCGGCGAGTCAAGGAAACCCATCCGGATACGGTCGGTGCAGAGGGGCAAGACGAATTCCGACGGGTTCAGGTTGCGTATGAGCAAGCACGGAAGGAGTGGGCGTTATGAGCCGCTCGGATGCCCTCTACCAGCTGGTGCTCTCACTGGCCATCGCGGTCCTGATCTGCCTCTTGCTCTATCTGGCGGTGCAGATGCAGGACATGCAGGGGCAGCTGGAGCACATCGATGCGCACTACCGGGCGGCGGAGCCGACGGCGCAGAGCGGAAGGGTCTCGTGAGCGCTTCCCGACCAGCAAGCGTGATTGAACGTCGGCGGCGTATCGGCTTGCGCATAAGAACCGCCCGACTCGAATGTGGCTACACCCAAACGGAAATGGGTAAACAGATGGCACGACCGCGCAGCCATGCAGCTATTTCGGCGTTGGAATCGGGGAAATCGGGAATCGAGGCCGCGGAACTCGTGCAACTAGCAAATGTCTTGCAGCGCCGTGTTGGCTATTTCTTGGAGAACGTGTGATGAGTGACGAGCGGACCCCGGCGATGCCGGCGGAAGAGAACGTTTACGCATTGCTGGCGGAGCGAATGTGGGAAGCGGTGGAGAGGGATGCGCCAGCCTACGAGGTATGGACCTCGGACGTCTGGGGCACGATCTGCTGCGAATTAGACCAGGCTGGCTACTCGATTGTGAGAACCGAGCGGCTGGAGCAAACACGTCGCATCGAGGCAGCCCTCGCCGCGGGCGACGGCGGGGCAGGAGGGGCGGAGTGATGGTGCGGCAACAGGTGGGTAATGGCGACGGATCGACGCTGTACCTGGACGAAACCGGGGGGCTGGTGATCGTTCCGCGGAAGCCATTGGGACCACGCATGACGCTGGAACTTGTGCTCTCTCGCCAAGATGCGATCAACCTGGCGGTGGCAATCATGTGTTGGAAGCAAGAGGAGGCCACCGATGAGCGCGCGTGAGCCGGGAGACCTGCGGGATGTGATTGCCGAGACATTGGAGCACGCTCCGAAATTCGGTTACGTCAAAGGCGAACCGATCAACGAGGGCGCGACTGATGATTTAGTCGATGCCATTCTCGCGGCGATTGCGGAGGCGGGCTTCAGTGTGGTCGCGACGGACTTGGCAGCCCGGCTCAGGAGGAACGCTGAGTGCGTCTATGACCACTATCGAATCATCCTCGATGGTGGGGGCTGGGTTCCGACCGACGACTACTTGATCAGTCAGGAGGAACTAGACGCACTACCGGATGATGTGCCCGGCCAAGTCGGCGATCTGGGAGTGATGGAGGAGCGAATCGACCGATACCGCGCCGAAATGGATCGTTGGTTCTCCAAGCGTGCCGAATGGTCCCAAGAGCATTTCATCGCGGTGCTGCCGGGATTCGGCATCCGCTCCTATATCTGGCATCTCTCTGCAAACCGATGGGAACACCGCAATATTCCATTTTCCGAGCTTGAGCAACGATATGGGGAACAGCCGTGAGCACCGCTATCGTCCGCCGCCAGCGTTCCATGACCGAAGCCGAGATGGTCAAAGCCCTGAGCGATGTCGCCTATGCCGGCGGCGGATTCGCGTTTCACATCCGCGATGCCCGCAAGCAGAACGTCAAGGGGCTGACCGATCTGGTGCTCGCACTCCCACCGGTGGTCGGGTTCATCGAGCTGAAGACCCAGCGCGACACGATCAGCTTCGACCAGGAGCGGGTGCTGGACGTGTTGAGCCGATGTGACGTGGTGGTGAGCGGGACCGTGCGGCCCGTGCCCAAACCGGGCGAGTGGTCACTGGATGACGCGCTCGATCGGCTGCTGGTCTGGCGGCCGGATTTGGAGGTGTACCGATGAGCGATGATCACCTGATCTCCACCTACGAAGTCGTGGACCGCGGCGTGTTGGTGGAACTGCTGAACGATTCGATCTCTGAAGCAGTGTTCAACGCGGAGGACAAGAAGGTAGAGCGGCTCACCCGGTTGCGTGCCGACGTCGAGGCCGGGCGGGGCGGGATACTGACCAAGGAACGGTGGGAGGGGACGGAGTAGGTGGCGGCCCGGCTCTTTCGCTGTTCGGCCTGTGGCGCCACACTGGGGCGCATTGTTGATCGGCACGATCAGCACGGGAAGCGCCACGCGCGGCTCAAGCTGAACGAGAACGCGGAACGGGTTGGGCGATTGCTGTTCCGAGGCAAGTATGCGGAGTGCCGGTGCGGAGAAAAGGTTCGGCTGCCTGACGAGGTGACCGTCGAGTTTCACTAGACAATGAACGCAAAGAAGCTATAGAGAACCGGAACCGTCGGAATAGGGTGACATAGTCGGAATCGTCGGATACCATAAAGCCAACTGAAAAGGCTATTGAAGCCGTCCGGGATGCTGTTCGAAAGGGCAGGAACCGGGCGGCTTTTTCGTTTCCAGAATCTGCCGGAAATTGCCGATTTTCGCGCCCTCAAGGAGCCACCGAATGCCAGCCACCCCCATCGAATTCGGCGCGTATGCCGCGGGGCTGCAGAAGATCATGCGCGGCCTCGTGCCGATCCAGACCCCGGGCGAGCTGAAGCTGCTCATGGTCGGGGCGGACTATGTGCCCAACAACGAATCCCACACCAACGTGACGCACGTCACGGCCTACGAGCTGTACGGGGACGAGTGGCCGCAGGGCGGGGTGACGTTGACGGGCTGCGACATGCTGATCGACCCGGTCGACAACAAGGTCTATTTCGCCTGGTCCCCGGTGGCGGTCGAGCGCGCGTCCTTCGCGGGCGGGGACAAGCTGGTGATCTATCACGCGTCGCCCGGATCGGCCGCCAACCGGACGCTGCTCGTGTGGGGCGCGTTCGGGCAGGCGCTGTCGCCCGTCTGGGGTCCGGTCGCGATCGCGGCGCCGGACGGCGCGTGGGGAGTGGGGTACTGAGATGGTGACGCAATGGCCGCGCAAGCCTGATTGGGATGAAGTCGATTTCAAGACGCCAATGGACGCGTGGCAGGAGGCGGTGGAAAGCACCGTCGACAGTGCGTCCGACCCCCAAGGCGACCTGGGCCGGGCCCTTACCCGCGCACAGATCATGCCGTACCTTACGCCGCTGTTGGACTGGGCCGAACCGCTCAGGGTTGCAATGATCCAGGAGCCCAACGGGACGATCTACGCGACGTGGTCTCGCGTCGGCGAGACGCCGCGTCTCGACAAGACGACCGATGGCGGCGCGACCTGGACGACGCTCATCGCGGCCCTGCCTGGCGTTCCGAAAACGATACGGAGGCTCGTCTCTGGCACGCTCATCATGGTCGAGGACACGGCGACCACGACCCCGGGAGGATCGAACCCCAAAACGTGGCGTTCCACCGATGATGGGGTAACCTGGACCGAGGTGGCAGCCGGGCTCAAGTTTCCGCCGCTCAACGCACAGGGGGTCTGCGAAGGAACTGACGGCTCGGTCATGGTGGCCGAATATGGGAATGTGGGCACCTTTAGCTATCGCATCCGGCGGTCGACCGATGACGGGGTGACGTGGGCGACCGTCCTGGCGTCGGATGGGGTCGAGCCGCAGGGCGATCCGGGGCATTTCCACTCGATCACCTATGACCCGGTCGCACATAAGCATGTCACCTTCTCGGACCGACCGATCAACGGCACCTATGGCGGCCCTCGCATCTATGCCAGCTCCGACAACGGCGCGACGTGGCAACTGCTTGGCGTTTCGGACGGGGCCTATACCCCGAACTTCGTGGCACCGATGTACTTCGAGGGATATATCGCCTGGGTTTCTGACAATCAAATCAATGGTTGGGTTGGGCGCATCTCCCGCACGGACTTCTATGGCGGCAACCTCGACGCAACCGAACTGGTCGCGCAACTCGACCAGAAGGCCGCCTATGGCACCTTTCCTGTTCGAGATGGTGTCTGGCTGGTTTGCCAGAGTGTCGAGCACATCAATTCACCTGAGCAGCCCGATTGGGTGGGATCCCATGCCTCGACCGTCTATGTGGTCGACCAGGAGGGAACGCGCGTTTCCGGTGGGATTGAGTCGTACTACGCGTTGTCTCCGGTGGGCACGCCAACGGCCATCAAGGCACTCTTCCCGTCGTATCGCTACAACACGCGGGATCATGCGGGTATCTGCTGGGTCAACATGCCGGTCGGGAACCCCCGGGCGTATATGGCGACTCCGGTCACGCAGGGATGGGCGCCCCCGATCCAGACGATCCGCACCCGAGCTATCCCGTATCTCAAGCGAGGACTACGCTTCGAAACGCAGCGTCCAGCGGGGGATAAGTCGCTCCTTGACACCTCACCGGCGACGTATGTCGCGATCGGTCCAGATACTGCGGTGGGGACCAACGCGCATCTCCGATTGCTCGATGACGGGACGATCGGACTGTATTCGGGTTCTACTCAAGTGGCACTGATCCCGGCATCGGGAGCGCCCTTGCGCATCACCGCAGCGGGCGGGCTCGCGTTCACATCAGCCGGGATGGGGATTCGTGTAGGGAGCGGCTCCCCTGAAGGGGTCGTTGCGGCGCCCACCGGGACTCTGTACTTGGCCTATAGCGGCGGCGGGTCAGGAACGACGATGTATGTGAAAGAAACTGGTGGGTCTGGGAACACCGGTTGGGTGGCGAAATGACCACCGCACCTGGCCGCGGCTACGGACGCATCCCCTACGGGCGGGGCCGCTACGGTCGCGCCATGACGATCGCGGGCGACAACGACGCGGAGGGAGACCTGCTGACGCTCGATGGCGGCTCGATCGAGGGCGCGGCCTCCAGCGGGGTGAGCGCGGAGGGGGAGCGGCTGACGCTGGAGTCGGAGGGTGGCGAGGGGATCGGGCTGGTGCCACCCAGCATGCCGATCCCGGCTGGACGTAACCGATGATGGCCCGCTGGCAGATCACGCCGCTCTCCACTAGGGACACCAACGGCAACTATGTCGACCAGTTCGTGGCGACCGAAGAGACGGCCGAGTGGTACTTCGACGCGATGGAGCCCATCGCGGACGCGAAGGTGGAGCTGTGGCGCATCACCCGCGACGATGAGCGCACATCGCCCACATCGCCCCAGGAGGTGCTGGTCGAGGATGGCGCGAGTTGCGTCGTGCTTTCTCCCTACCTGTGGGTGACCGCGACCGGGCTGCAGCGCCACGAGGTCTACCGGCTCGTGATCGTGTTCGAGGGGGCGCAGAACGGCGACTGGGCCCGGACCCGAATGGCGGAGTGCATCGCATGACCGCCAAGTCCACCAAGCCCAAGCCCCTCACCGCCCCCCAGCGCCGCGCCGCCGTCCTGCTGGCCGAGGACGAACTGACGGAGGACAAGATCGCGGCCGAGGTGGGGGTCTCGATCCGGACCCTCTACGACTGGAAGCAGCGCCCGGACATGCAGGACGCGATGGCGGCGCATGCCCAGAAGGTGCAGGCGGGGATGAGCCGGCTCGCGATCGCCAAGCGGCACAAGCGGGTCGCGGTGCTGGACGAGCTGCACGGCAAGCTCCTGGCCATCATCGAAGCACGCGCCAATGACCCAGACATCGCGGCGTTGCCCGGCGGCGAGACCGGGCTGATCGTCCGGCAGCTGAAGCAGGTTCGGCACGTCTATGAAAAGGATCCGGACGATCCGAGCAGCAAGCCGGCGCAGGTGACGGTCGAGATGTGGGAAGCCGCGCTCGATACCGGGTTGTTGAAGGAGATTCGTGCGCTCGAAGATCAGGCCGCCACCGAACTCGGTCAGAAGATCGAGAAGGTCGCGGTCAATGGCGAGATGATGGTGCGGCGCTACATAGAAGTCAGCCCGGAGGACGTCTAGGTGGTCGCGGCGGTGAGCTACCAGTCATCCCAACGGGTCACGGTTATGGACTACTGGCCGCGGGGTGGCGCTGCCCAGATGTGGCGCTGCCGCGACGGCGAGGTGCTGCTGGACGGACCAGCCGGTACCGGCAAGACCCGCGCCAACCTCCAGAAGATCCATCAGGCGGCGATCAACTACCCCGGCATGCGTGGCCTGATGCTGCGCAAAACGTTCGAGAGCCTCAAGGGCTCGGCGATGGTCACGTTTTCGGAACGTATTCAGCCTGAGCGTGACGGCGCCCAGTTCTTCGGCGGCAGCAAAGAGAAAGACGCGGGCTACTACTACCCGGGCGGATCGTTCATCGGCGTCGGGGGTATGGACAAAGCGCAGAAGGTCATGTCGAAAGAGTTCGACATGATCTACGTCTGCGAGGCCACCGAGCTCACCGAGCACGAGTGGGAGAGCGCGACCGCGCGACTCCGGTATGGCGTCATGCCGTACCAGCAGATGATTGCCGACTGTAACCCCGACGTCCAGACTCACTGGCTCAACCAGCGGTGCAATGCTGGTCGCACGACCCGGATCCTCTCGCGCCACATTGACAACCCGATGCTCTGGGATCCCAAGACCGGCGACTGGACCCCGTTCGGCCGAACCTACATCGCGCGGCTCGATGCCCTCACGGGTGTCCGGAAGCGGCGCCTGCGGTACGGAGAGTGGTGCGCGGCCGAAGGACAGGTCTTTGAAGGCTTCGATTCGGCGGTGCACATCATCGAACGGGACCACCTGCCGATCTTCCGCTGGTATGTCGCCGGCGTCGACTGGGGCTTCACCAAACCGGGGACCATCAGCGTCTGGGGTGTTCAGGGCGACGGTGAGATGACCCAGGTCCACGAGATCTATATGACCCGCCGCACAATCGACTGGTGGATCGACAAGGGGAAGCAGCTCAAGAGCCAGTATGGTGACCTGCCGTTCATCTGCGATCCGTCCGAGCCGGCCTATATCGAGCAGTTCCGCCAGGCCGAACTCGATGCGCAGCCGGGCGACAACGCGATCCTGGCCGGCATCAACGCCGTGAACGAACGGCTGGCGTCCAAGGATGGGCGGGCACCGCGCATCCACTTCTTGCGGGATGCGCTTGAGCAACGCGACGAAGCGCTCGACGAAGACAAGCAGTCGCTCCGGCTAACCGACGAAATCGGGTCGTATGTCTGGGCGAAGTCGGCAGTCGGTGCGAAGAAAGAACGGCCGATCGACGAGTTCAATCACGCCTGCGACGCCATGCGGTATGCGGTTCGCTATGTCGATGCTGGCGGGTCCGGCTGGGATTCCGACCTCTACGCATCCTTCGCCGAATGGGCCAGGAGTTAACGATGTACCGACCGTGGCAAACGGAAAAGTTGGGGCTGGTCGTCGCTGTCGCGCTTGGTGCGCTCGGCATCCTGCTCGCGATCGCGGCCGTGATCGGCGTGGCCGTGCTCTTCGATGTGATTGCTGAGGCGGTGCGCTAGATGGTTACCCAACGACTCGATCAGGTCGCTACCTTCGGCCGCAAACTGCTCGATGCGGCTAATCCACCACCCTCTAGGGTGCAGCAGCAAGGCATCAAGTCCCGCCGCACCCAGCTGGGCGCCTATTACGCCAACCTGGAGGCGTATCACGAGGGCCAGAGCGCCGCATTCCGGGACGCATGGATGCGCTCCCGCGGGTTCGGATCGCTCCCTGTCAATGTCCGGAGTATCAGCAGCATCGCGCCGGCGGTAGCCCAATGGTGGAGTGACAACCTGTTCGGGACCGCCTGGACACCAGACGGGCTGCCAACCGCGGACGGACAAGCCAACGCGATCGACTACGACAACGACACGCCCGAAGAGGTGCGGCTGGCGGTCCAGCAGGCCATCACCTGGGGCGGCAACATCATCGACAGCATCCGGGACGCGTGCCCCAAGCTGGGGAACGGGCTGATCGAAATCGTGGAGCATGTCAGCGAGGACGGTCCGCGAGGAAACAAGGTCTTCCCCGACTATGTCCACCCGGCCAATGTGGTCGAGGTGAACTTCAACGAGCGGGGCGATATCACGTCCTATCGGCTCGCGATCCCCATGACCGACGATACGGGACAACCGTATCTGCGCGGCAAGCTGGTGACCAAGACCGAGATCGTGACCTTCCGAGACGAGCACGAGCACAGCTTCGACGGAGTGCCGAGCCGGCAGCCCAATAGCTTCGAGTTCGTCCCGGCCGCATGGATCGGACATCAGCCGGTCGAGGGCGGCAGCTATTTCGGGCTGCCGGCGATCCACTACGGGATGGCGACGGTCAATGCTTATCAATCGCAGTTGAGCGATATCGCGGACTACATCTCGCGCCTGGTACGGCAGCCGGTGCTGCTGAGCACGGCTGAGCCGAAGCGGATGATCGAATACCTCGTGGCGGTCAAGCAGAGCCAGATGACCGACCGGAGCGAAGGGGAGCTGGTTTCCCAGTGGCACGAGAGCAAGGCCCGAAGTGACCGCGAGACCATCAACTACCAACCGGCCCCGAAGGACACGACCGCGACGAACGTGATGTCGAATCTGGGGTTAGGCGATGCGGATCCACATATTGCCCGGACGTGGGAGGAGTTGGAGACGATCTTCCCGGAGGTCGTGCTCGATCGCAAGCTGCTCGATCAGCAGCAGGTGACCGGGCCGGGCGCCCGCTTCCTCGTGAGCGCGGTACAGACCAAGCTCAATCGGCGCGCCTCGACCTATGACCGGGCCATCGTGAAGATTGGGCAGATGTGCTGCGCGATCGCGGGTGAGCTGATCGATCAGGGCGCGTGGGGGCTGCCTTCGCAACTTACACGGCAACAGCAGAAGTTTCTGCCGTTCGACCTGCGGAGCTACGAACAGGGCGACCTCGACTTCGGGATTCAGCCACGCGTCCTGCTGAAACCGACGATCGGCGAACTGGCCGACGAGGCTACCAAACTCGAACGGCTCTCGACGCCCATGGGTCTACGACACGTTGGGTTCAGCGATGACCAGATCTATGGCTTCGACCCGGATACCGGCGAATCGCTTGCTCCGGATCCTGAGTTCCGACCTGGCATCCTGCAAGGCGCCAACGACGGTACCGCAGCCGCTGCGGCGATTGGCGACGCGCTCTCGCGCTCATTTAATGCCGGCATCGTGACTCCGTAATGCGTACCGCTCGTCGATCCACCATGCAGATCCAAACCGACGCGTTTCGAGCGCGCGTGCTGGCAATGGAATCGACCTCGACCACGCTCCTCAGCGCAACCTATGCGGAGGTTCTGAAGAATCTGGAACCCAGGATATTGGCGATCGCGGAGCAGATCGCTGAGGCACGAGCGAACGGGGAGGAACCGAACATCAGTTGGCTCTTCCAACAGGAGCGGTACGAAGAGCTCCGCCGGCAAGTCATCGAACTTATGGACCGGTATGGGCAGACCGCGAAGGTGGTCACGACCGAAGCCCAGAAAGTGATCGTGCGGGAATCGCTAGTCCATGCGGGCCAGATGCTCCTGCCGGTATCGGGTGGGGATGGTGGCGAGATCGCCCAACTGGTTCGCGGCTGGGCGGCGGTGCCTGACGATGCGATCGTCCAGATGGTGGGGGCCTTGCAGGACGGATCGCCACTCGATCAGGCCATCCGCTCGTATGCTGACGATGCGGCTGACGATGTCCAGAAGGCACTAACCCGAGGACTGGCCCTGGGAGACTCCTCACTCGCCACCGCCAAGATCGTCGAGAACGCGCTCAGCATCACCAGAGCGCGCGCGGAATCGCTGGTTCGGACCGAGACGCTGCGCGCCGCACGAGCGGCCACGATGGCGGCGTACGAGGCGTCTGGCGTGGTGACCAAGGTCCGGTGGTCGGCGGCGTTGTCCGAGCGAACCTGCGGGTTCTGTCTGTCGCGACACGGCCGGCTCTACCCCCTCGGAACCGTGATGGCCAGCCACCCATGCTGCCGATGCAGCTGGTCGCCCTATAACCCCAAGTGGTCTGATCCATGGCAGTCCGGTGAAGACTGGCTCAAAGAGCAACCGCTGGCCGTGCAGGAGACGATCCTGGGACGGCTCGGGGCGGCGGACTTCAACGCCGGCAATGTCCGGCTCTCCGACTTCGAGCGAACAAGTTTCGATAAGGACTGGGGGCCACAAGGGCGATTCGGTGGCATCGGCTGGGCGCGCCAGAAGGCGACGAAGGACGGTCGGCAACCGGACGCATGGGCGGAGGCACCGCCACGCAAGGTCGCGATCAAGCGAAAAGCCAAAGCGCCATCGACAAAGCAATCCCGCATCAAGAACATGCCGGCACTCGGCCCGTCGACTCCGTTCACGGCGGAAGAGCTGGCGGCAAACGAACGTCGCCGTCAGCAGCTACTCAGCGAGCCGATGGTGGAGTTCCTGTTGGATGTGTAGGAGGTAGCGGATGAGCGTGGTCGAGATGCGAGAGAAATCGAAGCCGCAAGCTCCGGAGCCTGACGAGATGAAAGCGTTCCTGATCGTTGTCCGACAAGCGCTCCTGATGATCGTCGGCTACATCGAGCGGCGGTATGAATTGAAGCGGTAGTCTGGTACCATAATCCTAGTCAAATAGAGGGCAGTACCGAATGGTCCCGCCCGCCGATGGAGTGGTAGTCGCGCAAGCGCCCACGGCTCCGACGGCGGGCGTTTTTGTGTTGCCTTTTTCAGCCCCACCGGAGGCGCAATCCGGGCACAAGGAGCACCAATGCTTCGCACACCGGCATATGGACGTCTGTTCTTCTGCGAAACACCGGCGGGCACCGAATCTGGTGGGAGCAATCCTCCAGCGACGCCCGCGGCGACCACATCCCCAGCGGCTACTCCACCGTCAACGGAGGCATCGGGAGAGGTCACGTTCACCGAAGCGCAGCAAAAGGCAATCGACCGGCTGGTGGGTAAGGCCCGCCAAGAAGGACGCGATGCCGAGAAGCAGGCCAATACGACCGCGGACGAAGAGCGACAGGCGGAAGCGGCGCGGCAAGCCGAGATCGCCAAAGGCAACTTCGAAAAAGTCGAGGCTGATCTGAAGAAGGAGCGCGACGGCGCGAAAGCCGACCGCGATTCCCTCAAGACCAGCCTGGATGCCGCGAACGCCATCGTCAGTGAGCAGGTCGAAGCGCTCAAGAAGGATTTGCCGGACGAGCTGCTGACCACGTTCCCAACGAACGGCACGCCGATCGACCAGCTGTCCTACCTCAAGGACCGGCAGACGGTCTTCGAAGCGGCCAAAGCGGCGGCAGGGGTCGCGGCAACCAATGTCACGCGGCTGCCGGCCACGCCGAAAGCGACGTCGAAGCCGGACGGCATCACGAAAGAACAGCAGGCGGCAGTCGACCGCCAATACGCGCGGTGGTAGCACCGCTCAAGTAAGGACAGGCAATGGCTGATATCGCAGTCGCAACCGCTGGGGTGATTCGCATCGTCGAGTCGATCCAGCAGGACACCCAGCCGGCCGGAGAGGCGATCGTCGCCGGCGCTCCGGTCCGCTACGACTCCAATGGCGCATTCGTCAATGGCAATGGCACGACCTCGACCGAAGCGGCGTGCTATGGCGTCGCGACCCGGTCGGTCGCGGCCGGCGAGGCGGTCACCGCGGTGCGCCAGGGGGTGCTCGACGGGTTCACCTTCTCGCAGGCGTATGGCGCCCGCATCTATCTCTCGGACACCGACGCTCGTCTGGCGGACGCGGCCGGCACGGTCAGCACGCTGATCGGCCGGGTGATCCCTGGACGCGCAACGGCACTCGGTGCGGCGGCTGACAAGCTGCTGCAGGTCGACTTCCCGTCCTAACGGGAAAAGGGAAGGCTAGACGATGGTTGCTTACGGCTTCATCAATCTCAAGAACATCTTCACCGAGCGCCTGGCGGACTCCAATATCCAAATGGTGTCTGAGGCAATCGCCGCGTCGGTCACGGAGCACAACCGCCAAATCGATGCGCTGTTGGGGCTCTTCGCTACCCCGACTGAGGACTACAAGGTCCGGTATGCGCAGCTGGGCGCGAATCGCCTGCAGCCGCTCGATGAGAACGGTCGCGCCCGGCCGGTGATCCCCTCGGGGTACTACGATGTCGCGTTCCCGATTCGCGATGCCGGTACCGCATGGGGCGCGACCTTCAAGGCGCGCGAGCTCATGACGGTCGCGGATGCCGACCGCATCACCGCCATGATGACCAATGGCGATGCGATCTGGTTGCGGGACCAGTTGATGGCCGCGCTCTTCGCGAGCGTGACCTACAGCTACACCGACGATGCGTATGGGGCGCTGACCATTCAGCCGCTGGCGAATGGCGACAGTGTGACGTTCCTGCGCTCTGGCTCGCTGGTTGCCGCGCAGGACACGCACCAGCTCGCGCAGGCATCGGCGATCGCTGATGCGACCGATCCCTACCCCGGGATCTACACGGAGCTCACCGAGCACCCGGAGAACAGCGGCGAGGTGATCGTCCTGATCGCCTCTGACCTGGTCGCGACCACCAAGGCGCTGACCGGATTCCACGAGGCGTCCGACCCGAACATCGCGTACGGCAACGCAAGCGATCGCCTGGTCGGGACGTTCGGGACCGCGATCCCCGGCAAGCTGCTGGGGTATCACGACGCCGGCGTGTGGATTGCTGAGTGGAGCTCGATCCCCAGCACCTACTGGATTGCCACCATGACGGGCGGAGAGCGCCCGTTGGCGATGCGGGAGTACCCGAAGGACACGCTCAAGGGCTTCGTCCAGATTCCGGACGATCGCAACAACCACCCGTTCTACGAGCGGCAGTACGTCCGCTACGCCGGATTCGGTGGCTGGAACCGGATTGGCGCCGCGGTCGGTCGCATCGGGAATGGCACCTACGCTGTGCCGACCGGCTACACGCCGCCGATCGTCTAGGGCTGATCGATGGCGACCCGGACAGCGCGCGCGATCCAGCGCGCAGAGGCGATCAACCGAATCACGCTGGCCGCAAGTGGGCTGGCAGGGGCATGCAACGTGCCCCTGCCAGAGATTCCCACGAGCCACAGGGAGCCGGATTACCTCGCGACCCTGCAACTCGACGCAACCGGCGAGTTCATCGAGGCGCTGGCCGAGCATGTGCGCCAGACGGAACAGCCGGACGAACCGGTCCTGTTGGACCTCGGGACGGCGCAGCTCGCCCTTGGGGAAGCGCTCGGGATCGCCGACATGCCGGCAATCGTCGGATTCGGCGGCCGTATCGATCCCGTTGCGCTGACCGAATTGCTGCAGCTTGCGGCGGAAGCGGCCCTGGTGCTCCGGGTAGTTGCGGACGTCGAGCAGGCGATCGCAGACGCGAAAGCCGATCCCGATGCCTCCGTGGATACGCCCTCAACGGACGAAGAGCCGGTAGAGGACGTCTCGATCCCGGCAACGGACGAAGAGCCCGCAGAGCCGGTCGAACTCGATGGGGCCGATGCGGAACCGGTCGCTGAGGATGCCCAGGCTCCCGCCAAGACTCGCAAAAGCAAGAAGGCCGACTAGCGATGGATCGCGAAGCGGCGCTGGCCTACCTCGTTGCGCAGTACGGGACCTCAACCGCCCCCTACCTAACGCTGGCCGGCGTCGCGCTGACCGATACCGGCGCGGTCGCGGGAATCATCGATTCCGCCCTCCTGCGCTTAGGCGTCGGCTACAGCGATCTCGCGTCGGCGGCTCCGTCAAACGCGCTCGCCTATCGCGCGGTCCTTCGCTACGAAGCGCTGGTCTGGCTCTGGGACAACATCAATGACCTGGCTCGCTCCGGAAAGATCGGAGCAGGGCAGGGCATCGGGACCGATCTCACGAGCTGGCGCCAAGAGTTCGCGCCCAAGATCGAACTGGCACGCAAAGACGCGGCCGCGCAGGGCATTTCGCTCCCGAGCGTGACAAGCACTGACGACGGGTGGGATGCGATGGATGCCACGGTGGGCAACGTCGGCTACTCGCTGAATTACCTCAACGGAGATTGACGAATGGATAACCGCGTGGTCATTCAGTACGGACGTGACATCGCCGCCGGACCAACGCAGCCGGCACATCTGGTGGGAGAGGTGTTCGTCGTGACGGACGCCGCCACCGCGCAGGCAATCCACCCGCTCGCCGACATCCTGCACTACGCCGACAGCCGCCCATTCGTGGCGGCGAAAGACGAGTCGCTGCTCGCCGCCAAGGATGCCGAGAAGAAGGCCTCCAAGGGGAAAGGCGAGTAGCGTGTCTCTCTTCTCGCCGGCCGACGTGGTGCAGCTACGGGGCGTTGCGGAACTGGCGTTCCACGACGACTACCGGGTCATGCGCAAGAACGCGGACGTGGTGCGTGACCCGATGAATAACCGGGTCAATAGCACCGGCGCGGACTACCGCACGGTTGAGGCGCAGAAGGGGAATCTGCGGCGCTCCGGGTTGCAGCCCGGTGAACGCATCATCGCGGACCGGCTTGGCTGGACGGTCGCGTACGCATTCGATCTCCCACTCGACACGCTGGCACAGCCGCAGGACCGGCTCGAGGTTGATGACGTCGGGACCGTCCGGGTGTTCCACATCGGCGGGGTGATTCGCGAGGGCGCGTTGGCGCTGGTCGCGACCGCCATCGTCGAGGAACGGAGCCACTGATGGCTGACGTGCAGGTGATCGTCGTCAAGAACCTGGTGCCCCAAGTGAACCCTCGGATGCGTGCTGGCGCAGCCAAGGCGCTCACCGAAGGGGTGATGGCCACGATCGGGTACGCGGACCCGCTGACTCCGCGGCGAACGAGCGATCTGGTGAACCGCAAGACGATCCAGAACGCATCGCCCGGGAGCCTGACGGCGTCGGTCACGTGGGAGATGTTCTACGGCATCTACCAGGAGAAGGGGACTCGGCGCGGCGTCAAGGCGAAGCGGTTCGCCGAAACCGGCGCTAACCGGGCAACCCCGAATCTGATCGCAGGCCTGAAAGCCGTGGGAGGGCAGCTCGCATGAGCAAATGGATTGCCGGGTCTAGGTTCCCAGTTATTCACGGGCTAGGGGAACTCCACGCATGCCCGTCCAGATGCTTCCGTGTCAACCCGGCTGGGAAGCCCACGCGGGAGGGATCTTAGCATGAGTGTTGTCACCCCTCCCCTGACGTTGCCGGCCGTTGGGTCGATCGCGATCTTCCAGACGCTCCTGACGATCCCGGAAGCGGTCGAGGCGTTTGGCAATCGAATGCTCAACATGCCGTTCGCCCCGGAGCTCACCGCCTACCCGTTCCTGCTGCACCACGCGGAACCGGGTGGGGATGGGTACGGGCTGACGCTCGGAAGTTTCCGCCGGCCGGAATCGTGGCGCGGGCGCTACGTGGTGCGGATGGAGTGCGAGGGCGAGTCGATCGCCTCGCTCTTGAGCGCCCAGTACGCCATTCAGGGACGGCTCGCGTCCGGCTCGCTTGTGGCCCCAGACGGCTATTTCGTTACCGCCGAACCGCTCGAACCGTGGCCCCAGATTCTGGGCGCCGGGTCGATGGAAGAGGGCGGATCCATTTTTTCGCAAACCGGCGACTTCTACACGCTGGAAGTCCTCAACCTAGGAGCCTGACCATGCCAAACATTCGATCGATGGCCGCGCAGAACGCGTATCTCGCCCCAGAGGCGGTTCCTGGCGTGGCTCAAGTCTCTGGATTTGTCGGCGTTCCGGGTATCCGGATGAAACCCGGCTGGGACGGCGACCGTGAGGTCTTCCGTGGAGGGAGCGGCAAAACCGCAACCACCACGATTGGGACGGACGAGGTGTCCCCGTGGAATACCGAGGTCGCCGCATGCTTTAACCACCTCGGGTTCCCCCTCTCGTCCCGGTTCGGCGTGCCCGCGACCACGACGCCGGGCGGCGGAACCATCAGCCGGCAGCACGTCTTTGGGATCAACCCCATTGCGGAAGATCTGTTCCGGGCCTACACCGCCCTTTGGGGTGATGGGTATCTCGGGCTGCGCGGAATCTATGGCTACTTCAACAGCCTCGGACTCGATATTTCGCGCGGTGAGACCAAGATCGATTCGAGTTTCCGCAGCCGCGCGGTGCAGCCGGGATTCGTGGCGCCCACCAGCGAAGTCCAAACCCTCGCGATCACCGGTTCACCGGCCGGCGGCACCTTCACCATCACGCTCCCGTTCGCGATCGGTGGATCTGCCACCACAGCCCCTATCAACCACAACGCGAGCGCCGCCGATATCAAGGCCGCGATTGTCGCCATCGCTGGCGGCAAGTTCACTACCGAGGAAGTTTCGGTCACCGGTGGCCCTGGCCCCGCTACCGCGTGGGTCATCACCTTCAAGGGCCGGTACGCGCAGACCAACTTGGCTGCCATCACCACGACCAACTCGTTTACCGGCGGATCGAGTCCCAACACGACCATCACCGAGACCACGCCCGGCGGCAAACCGACCGATATCGCGATGGCTCCGTTCCCGTCCAACATGTGGAACGTGTTTATCGACCCGACGTACGGCGCTCTGGGCTCGACCCAGTATGGCGGCGCCTACAACTGCAAGCTCGACTTCGGGGACAAATTCGACGAAGACGCGCCGATCAATTCTTCGATCATCTCGTACGAACGTCCGATCGAGAAAGCCGAGCAGGACGACACGTTCGAAATGATGCTGCGGCTGGACGACACCATGATCGCCCAGTTCCTCAACCTGCAGGCCGGCACAACCCAGTACTTCCGGATCGTGATGTCCACCGCTCCCGCTGGTGCGGTCAACCCGTACTACATCGAGGGATCGATCCCCTGGCAGTGCTACTTCGATTTCCCGGCCCAGATCGTGAGCCGCGGGGAGATCGACACCGCCCCCAACAGCTCCGCCGTCACCGGCAAGCTGATGCTCGTGATGGTGAGGGATGCGTCCGGCAACTACGCCAAATGCACGCTCGTCAATACCGTCCTGTCGTACTAGGAGAGTCCTGTTGGCACCAACACTTAAGAGTCTCAAGAGCCAGCGCGCCACCGTCTTTGTGGCGATCGACAAGAACGATCCGGACGGTGAAAAGGTAAAGGTCGTCTATCGGGCTGGCGAGATCAGCGACGAGTTGTTCGTTCGCCTCTCGGACGAAAACGAGTCCGAATCCGACGAGAACGGATCGGAGCTCGTGCGGCTCCTGGTGCCGATCATCGAGCGGTGGGATCTGAAGGCCGACGAATCCGACGAGGACCCGATTCCGATCACCGTGCGGGGTCTTCGACCGGTCCCGACCGCCTTTCTGCGCCGCATTCTCACGGCCGTGATCGAGGACACCCAGCCGGACCCTACGACGAAGAAATCCTCGTCAACGGATGGCTAAACCCTGATGACTACGCGGCCGCCCTCAAGTTCGATCCGGACAAGACCGATCCGTGGCCGTGGTGGGTGGACTTTCTCGTGATTGCCGAAGAGTGGCACTGCCCGCCGTGGGAACTCTACGACGGGTTGCCGGCAAAGGATTTCTGGCGGGGGTGCCAGGCGATGTTCCGCAGCGCGCGACAGCGTGTCCAGCAGGGGGCGTCCCCGATCCCTGAACCAGACTAGGACGTTCTGATGGTCGATATCGCGAAATTGCGAGTCGTATACGAGGCAGACACATCGAACGCCGAAGCCGGCGCCGATCGGGCCCAATCGTCCATTGGCAAAGTCACGACGGCCGGAAAGCTGATGGCGGCCGCTGGGATCGCGGCGGTTGGCGGGTTCTTCGCCAAGTCGATCACGAGTGCGGCTAGTTTCGATTCGGCCATGAGCGGCGCGGCAGCGGCGCTCGGTGGTGTCGACGTGGCCGGCGGTATCACGAGCGCACAGTTGTCGAAGCTCTCGGACGTCGCGCTCGATATCGGCCAAAACACGACCGTCGGCGCAACGGACGCCGCTCGCGCGATGGACCTATTGGCAAAAGGGGGCGTGACCTACCAACAGATCATGGATGGGGCCGCGTTGTCCGCGGTGCAGGTTTCGACCGCGACCGCGACCGGACTGGACCAAACCGCGGAATCAATGGCGGCCCTCACGGCCCTCTTCCAGCAGTCCAACGAGCAGATGGGCGTCTCGTTTGGCGATATGTCGGACATCGTGGTCAACAGCATGAACGCAAGCGGCATGTCGATGTCGGAGTTCCAAACCGGCATGACGAATCTGGCGCCGCTGGTGGCGAATACTGGCATCGGCTTCCAGGAAGCGTCCGGACTGATCTCCTATTTCAATGCCCAAGGTATGGCGGCGGCACGCGTCGGAACGTCCCTGACTGCCGCGTACACGAACCTCATCGCTCCGACCGACACGATGCTGCAGCAGCAGCAGGCACTCGGTCTCCAGATCTATGACAACAACGGGAACTTCCGGGGATTGCCGGCCATCCTGGACGATGTCAAAGAAGCGACTGAGGGGATGAGTCAAGCCGACAAGGATGCGGCGATCAATGCCCTGTTTGGGGCGGATGCGCGCGATGTGGTCGGGTTGGCGCTCAAGGGTAACAAGGGCGCGCTGGACGCGTGGATCAAGTCGATGGGGCAGTCCGGATCCGCAGAGGCCGCCATGGCGACCCGGATGGACAACCTGAAGGGTGACATCGAGAACCTGAAGGGCGCGTTCGAAACGCTCACCATCAGGGTCGGGACGGCATTTCAGCCCGTACTTCGCAATGTTGTGCAGGGACTTACGAGCGGGGTAGTCGCAGTTACAGGGTTCGCACAATCCGTGATTGCCCTCATGGACAACGGACTAAACCCGGTGGCGGCGGTGTTCGGTGTTCTTCAAAAGATTTTGTTCGATATGAGCGGCAGCAGCGGGGTCCTGAAAACCATCGCCAACGCCTTCTCTCATCTCACCATCCTCGCGATCGATATGGGCGAAGCACTCGCCGATGTGATGGACGCATTCCAGGACTTGCGGCGGGGCGACTTTGCAGGCGCGTGGCGAGAGATTGAGGAAGCCGCACAGACCGCATGGGACGCCATCACGAAATTCGCCGGTGTCACGCTCGATTGGGTGCTCGATACCGGCATCCCGACGGTCACAGGATGGGTGGTTGATAACGCGGCAGACGTGTGGTCAGGCATCAAATCCCTGGTGGGATGGGCGTGGGACGGGCTTGCAGACCTTGGCGGGTGGTCCCTGAATGTCGGCGTTCCGTCCGTAGTCGGAGCGATCACAAATATCGCCGGCCGTCTCGGAGACTGGCTGCGCTCCTATATCTACGGAGACGGGATCGTTGGCGACGGAACCGGCGGCCCTGAGCCCGGTGCGGGCGGCGGTATCACCGTTGAGATCGCATCGATTGCGATCGACGTGCTGGACGCTACTGCAAATCTTACGGTCAGCGATGTTAACGCTTGGTTGCAGAAGTGGATTGATGCCGCAACGGGATTCAAAGGCGCTATCGATGATTGGTCTATCGTGCTCGGCGGCGATCCAAAAGTTGAAGGTGACCCCAAGGGTCGAAGCGAAAGCAGTCTACGCAAAGCACTAAAGGGATTTGTTTTTTCGGTTCCCATACTCGGCTGGGCGATTCAATCAACGAAAGACCCTGACCTGCTATTTGACCCGATTCGAATGGCAAACGAAGCACTGCTCAAGGTCTTTCGGGGCGCGGACATCAGCGTCGAGCAGATCAGGTGGTTCGCCCATATGGGCAACCCCGTCATCGCCTTCCAAGTCGGCTGGGATCTCGCGAAAGATATCAAGGCGAAGATTCCGCCGGTGTCCGTCTCCGGAGTCAAGTGGGCCCTTGGTCTCGCGCTCCCCGATATCAATCTCCCCAGCGGTGACGCCATCAAGGCCGCGATCCGGGTTGCCGGTGAAGCGGCGGGGATTCCGGGATGGATTCTGGATCGGGTAGTGGGTGACTCATCCCCGACTCCCGCTATGGAATGGGGCGGTCCATTTGGGCAGGCTCCCCGATCCGGGCAAGGCAGCGAAGTCGGCAGCGTTACCAACGGCGTGCCAATCACCACGCTTCCAAACACCGGATCGGGGTCCGCTGCCCAGGGCGTCTTGGCGCAGGTCCGCGGAATCGCGACGCAAATCACGTCAGTGATGGCCACCATTGCGAACTCGGTACGCAATGGCGCTCAACAGGCGACCGCTGCCCTTGCGCCCCTCGGCGCCGCGTTCGCCACAACCGCAGCACGTGCGACTGCGTCCACTACCCAGATGAGTGCGCAGGTTCGGGCGCAGGTTACCGCAATGGTTGCGGCAGCTCGAGCGCAATTCACCGCGCTCCAAGCCTCGACCATTGCCACCATGACCGCGATGGCCGCCCAGGTCAACGCGCAGTTCACGCAGATGGCCGCCCAGGGAACCGCTCAGGTGAACGCGCTCCGGTCCGCCGTACAGTCCGGCATGCAGGGGATGGCGGCCGCTGGCCAGTCGTCCATGTCGCAGTTCAGCAACTCGGTCCGATCTGGGTTCCAGCAAGCGGTCAGTGCCGCGCAGTCGGGGGTTGCCGGGATTCGTGGGGCGGTCAATAGCATCGGGTCCCTCTACGGACAAGGCGCGTCGATCGGTGCATCGCTCGGTCAAGGCATTGCTGCTGGCATTCAGGGGCAGATCGGCGCGATTGCGGGCGCAGCGGCAGCGGCGGTGAGCGCTGCCCTGGCAGCTGCCCGCAATGCCGGATCGATTGCCAGTCCGTCCAAGAAGACCCGGGACTTGGTCGGTATCCCGCTCGCCCAGGGGCTGATCGTGGGGATGGACTCCCAAAGGGCAGCAGTCGCGAGATCGTTCGCCGGCCTGCTTCCCCTCGATGCTCGCAACGGCCGCGGATACCGCGCTGGCAGTCTCGCGTATGCCGCGAGCGGAAGCCGGCCGGTCTACAACGTTCAAATCATCACGCTCGAGCCCGGCAAGTGGCAGGAATACCTCAAGAAAGCGGACAACGGTGATCGTGCCTATCAGCAGATGAGCCCGCGGAGCCGTGTCCTTGCGCTTGGATCGAGCCGGAAGTAGTTGCGAACTAGCGCGCGTTATAGCGGGCGCGGGCTCCCGTATTGGTTTTACTGCCGAACCAAGCCCGCCATCAGCCATCCAGGAGCCTGGATGTTCGGCAGTACCACCCCATAGGACCAATGGGGTGGTACCTTTTGGTACTCGCGTGCCTCACGAAACCAGACGACAATCAATTTAGGAATGCGGCATACTGCCGCCCAACAGCCAGGACAGGCGGTTGAGGGCATGGCAGTGTTATCGATCTCTGGAACTATGTAGGTGATGCGATGGCGCGGCTCCCTCGACTGAGCCTTGCGGCCTATAACTTGGAGGACATCACTTTCCGGTTCTCTGTGCCACTGCCAGAGGGGCGGAGTGATTCGATCCTATCTGCGCCGCACGTGATGATCGATGGCGATCCCCATTTTATGGGGAGCTCGCGCTACACCCGGAAACTGGCCAAGGGCAGTGAAAGCAAAGTTTATTTTGTGCGCCTAATCGCATGGATCGAAAATGGGGACACGGTGGAATTTGGGCTGACATATTTCGAGGAGGGCAACGATCCGAATTTACAAATGGACAGGAGCAGGCGTTTTTCGAAACGATTTGGAACTGCGGACTCATTGGGCGATATTTTCGAGGGACTGGTCACTGAACCAGTCGAGGCACTCATAAAGTCTCACCATCGGTTCGATGGCGCGACGTTCTATTCTTCTCGCTTCATCTTGCCGACGACTGTGGATTCGGAAGACCGGGGGGACATCCTGCTTCAAGGTGTCCGCGGTCGGCAACTATCGGAGAAGGACGGTAATTCTGAGTTTGATTTCATCCTAGAGTCCGGAACTTCTGATGACGATGATTTGTATTTTGCGTTATGGACATCCGCTGCAATTGACTTAACGACGAGATCACTCCAGGCGGCCGCACGTCATTCCCGACAAATCGCATCCGGCTTCATCGCCCCGATCGTGTGACAAGGAGGTCCCATGGCAGAAGCAACATGGAACTACACAGTGGTGCAGGATGAGGATTCCCTGTTCGATTACATTTGGAAGCCGCTGCGCAACGTAGCCGACTTTATGATCGGCAGCTATGTCGCTCCCGAGCGCCACTCCAGAGTGCACTCCACGGGAAAGAGCCTAACTGTTGCGCCAGCTGAAAGATTTGATCTCGGGAGGCTGGTGCGTACCGAAGAAATGGTGGTCCAGGGATTCGCTATCCCGCGGCAACTGCACAAGTTTGGGGCCGCCATAGCCGCATCTTCGTACATATCTGGATTAGAGGCAGATTGGGATGAAGATGGGGCCGCGCCGATTTCGCAAGACACTTGGCGCCAATCAATGTACTTCATGGTGAGCGTCGCGCAAAGGCATTTCGAGGAATCTGGGAACGTCCTTCCTGTTCCGTCCATACAGCCTGGAATAGACGGAGAAGTCGAGCTCTATTGGCGATATGAAACCCGCGTTCTTCTTGTGAGCTTTCCCGCTGATAGCACTGAGCCGATCGCTGTTAGAGGGCAAAGTGTGACCGACGAACGCTCCTACATCAAAGGCGCATTTGCTGAATCAGAGTGTGCGGGTTGGGTCGAGGAGTGGTTGGTGGGAGCGAGTTGTCAGACACCTGGCCGGTAGAAGCTATCCCCGCAGAAGATGACATCTTCATCAGGCTGCACCCTGACGAGTGGGACCCAATCGGGAATGAGCCCAAATTTCGACAGGTAATGAAAAACTCCCTGGATGAAACATCCGGCAAAGAGGGGAAATCCTGCAATTGGTGCAGGTACGCAACGGCGCAAGAGACGTGCGACCAGGGCAGCGGCACCCTTGATGAGGGTGAACAATACATAGCGATAGCTCTGAATGCGGGAAAGGCCCGGACCAAGTTGCCACGTCAGAGTGTAGATCACGATCCAGACAGAGTCCGAGGTAACCGGGCTCACACTCTAATCATTGGTCCGAAAAGAGTCAAAGACGGGCTGAGCAAGGAACAAGAGCAAGATCTCAAAATTCAGTTCCTCGCCCTATATCGTATTGCCTCCTAATACTGTCTGATCGGGGACCCAATCCGGTGTCCCCATCGGCAGAAGGGGTACCGAATTGCATCGCGGATTTAGAGCCCACTTGCTATAATGCCAACCATCAACTGAATCGGGCAGTCGGCCATGTGGCCTCCCGCCCCCTACTGGACATGGCAGTCGCGTCCGCGCTCCCGCCGAGGTCCCGGTAGGGGGCTTTTTTGTGTCCGATTCGCGGGGCGCACGTGGCGTACTACGGCTCGAAATCACATCCGCAGTTCGGATTCTCGACCGCAGACAATGTCTGGAACTTCCGCGCGACCGTCTTCAACGGCATGCCCGAGCATGGCCACGCCTACAGCATGGGGATTCGGGCGGGGTACTTCGATCCTAGCGATCCGGGCACGGTGCGGCTGGCGCTCTATGGCACCAGTTCCGGGCACCCGGCGAGCCGCAAGTCCTCCACCAACTCCATCGGCCTCAATACGCGAATGGCGGACGCCAGTGGGGGGCAGGACTACACCGCGGACCTGTTGGCCGCCGTTCTGCTCTCGTCTGGAGCGAAGTACGCCCTGGCGGCGCTCTTCCATGGCGGCCGGATGGCGCATGGTCAGAACAACGCCACCGACACGATGTTCAATCGGGATACATCACTCACCACGCCGCCCGACCCGATGGGATATACGTACTCGGATATCCAGACCCAAATCGCCATTTGGGTGAACTATCAACCCAACAGCGCTCCGAATATCCCGAGCAGCCCCAGCCCGGCAGACGGCGCCTCGTTCACCACCACGACCCCGACCTACGAGGCGGACTTCCGGGATGTCGACGAAACGCTGCCGAACGGCCTTGCATCGGATTTCCTGAACGCCTACCAGATCCAGGTCCGATCGGTCTCAGCTGCCAACGCGACCACCGGGACGGTCGTTTGGGATTCCGGCTGGTTGGGCGCATCCGGTACCGAGAAGACGAACCGCCGATTCTCCCGTGTCCACGGCGGGTCCGCCCTCACTCCAGGGCAGCGGTATCAGTGGCGGTCGCGCGTCCAGGATCGGTTTGGAGCGCAGAGCGGCTGGACGAGCTGGACAGGCGGGGATTTCCTGGTTTCCGGGGCGGCGATCGTCACCCTCGATGGCAACCCGACCGGCCGCACGACCGACACCACCCCAGATTTCCAGGGCAAGTACCACCAGGTCTCCGGCACGGCATCGAGCCATGTGCAGGTGCGGCTCTTTATCGGGGAGTCGTTGATTGCGACGTCGCCGGAAATCGCGAAGGTGGTCGCAAGTGCGGCTCTGCCGGGTACCGGCTTCACGATTACCGCCGCCGAGTCCACCTTCGGAACCCTTGCCGACGATGTGCGCTACAGCTACCAGGTTCGCGCGAAAGCGTCCGGCGTCTGGTCGGATTGGTCGGCCGCGCGTGATTTCAAAACCAACGGTCGCCCCACGATACCGGTGAACCTGCGTCCGGTCTCCGGGTCGGCGACGACCTCGTACCCAATGCTCATGTGTCAGACCAGCGACCCTGATGGGGATACCCTCACAACCACCGCCTACCTGACGCAGGATGACGGGACCCCGATCGCCAGCCTTGCGATGACCTTCGATGCGGCACTCTACGCTGGCACGGGTGGGTACAAGAAGCAACTAACCGGGTCGCATCTCACGATCTATGGCACCTATCGCGCGACCTTCGATGCGTCCGACGGCGACATGACGTCCGCCCGGTCTGCGGAGATCGTTTTTGTCTATGCGCAAGGCCCCACAGTCACCGTCGACGGCCCAACCGAAGACGAGGTCATCACCACCGATACGCCGACGTTCTCATGGACCACCACGGACCAGCAGAAACGTCGGATTCGCATCTACCGGGTCGATGACGACCTGCTGATCCACGATTCTGGGTTGCAGGTCAGCGGCGACGATCTGTACGAAGTCCCGGCGAATGTGCTGCGTAACGAAACCGACTACTACGCGACGGTCGAGATCACCGACAGCAACCCCCTGACCGGCATATCGGACGCCCGTCATTTCCGGCTCGAGTACACCGCTCCCAGCGCTGTAACTGGATTCATTGCGTCTCCCGATATGGCCGCGATGGATGTGGTGCCGTCGGTGGTGCGCCTGACCTGGGATGAGCCGATCCTGATCGATGGCGACTTCCTGTATTCCCGCATTACCCGGCGTGTTTCCGGGGAACCGGTCGAAAACGAAGAGTTCATGGTCGATCTGCCCAGCATCTCGCAGACCGACTGGGTCGATCCGTTCGCGCCCCCCGCCACCGATCTGATCTACCGCATGGTCTACGTGGTTGCCGAGTCGTTCTACGACCAGGTGACCAGTGGCCCGGCTGAGTCGACGGTACGGCTCGATCTTCCCGGGTCAGTGCTGTCCGACGTACGGGACGGGCTGAGCACGCGGGTCGTGTTCGATAGCGTTGACGACCGCACAGAAACACCCATCGCCGACCAGACCGAGATCAACACCTGGGACGGCGGGCCGCCATGGCTCTTCGAAGGTCCGACCGAATACACCGAAATCTCCCTGTCCGCGCGCCTGACCGCCAACGATGCGGCGACCGTGGAGCAACAACTTACGCAGTTGCGGGCACTTGCCCGCTTCCGGGCGGACCGTTCGTCGGCCGTGTCCTGCTACCGCGATGAACGCGGGCGCCGACTCTTTGGCCGGGTGCGCGATGTGAAGATCACGGACCAGCGGCTCCTACGGGCGAACGTCGAGTTCCGCCTCACCGAGATCGAATACAGCGACGTACTGGAGGCGGCAGGATGAGCACCGCTGCCGGCCATGTGGTCGATTACCGCCCGCGACTCTTCACCGCGACCAAGCAGAACCAGATCCTGGAGGACATCTCGGCCCAAATGGTGCGGGGCGAGGTCACGCTGGATCTCGATCTCGATGGCGCCAAGATGTCATTCACGGCCGAGATGCGCAGGAAACGCGAGGTTCGTCCCCTGCAGGATTTCGTGGCGCCCTTCCTTGAACTGATCTTCGAGGACGGCAGCTCAGTCATGGAACAGGTCGGGCTTTTCGTCCTAATGCCACCGCCGGCGCATCACTACCCCAGTGCGTCGATGTACGAGCTCAACGGTGCCGATCTGTGCTGGTTCCTCGATGCCAGCCAGACACCGATCATCGTCAATGATGGCCCGTCGTTCACCCCGGTCTACCAAGCGAAGACGGCGCTCAATTCGGTCGGGTTCACGCGCCAGTCGATTCCGCTTGGCGGCCCGTCGTACACCAAGGGCGTGAGCTGGCCGCCGGGTACGTCACGACTCCAGCGGATCAACGATCGGTTCCTCACGGCCGGCTATTACAGCCTGTGGTTCGATCGCCATGGGGTCGCGACCAGTCGCCCCTATGAGGATATGGCGACCGCCCAACCGGCCGTGACCTATTCGAGTGAGGCCGGATCTCAGATCGTGCCGCCGATCGATGAGCAGCCGGACTGGACGCGAGTCAAGAATCGGGTCATCGTCATCGGCTCCGATCCGGCTGCCAACCAAATCATCGCGATCGCAGAAAACAACGACCCAACGTCACCCGCGAGCTACCAGAACCTCGGCGCATGGATCAGTCCGCCCGAAAGCCCGTACCAAGTGCCGGAGATCCAGACCCAGGATGCCGCCGATGCGATGGCAGTTGCACTCATTCGGGAAGGCGCGTCCTTCTACCGAACGCTCACACTGCAGACGCTTCCAGACCCGACTCGCAACCCCCGTGAAGTCTACGCGCTCGACATCAAGGACATGACAGGTACCCAGCTTTTCAGCGGCAAGTGGCGCTGCTCTGGCTGGACGCTGCCTGTCGATCCCCAGAACCCGGTGATGACGCACACGATCTCGCGCGAAGAGCCGCTGCAGGTGACGATGTCATGAGCGTGATTTGGGCCGATATCGCTGCGGAGATCAAGAACCAGATGGCGAAGGTGGGGGCGCGGATCCTTCCGGCCGGATCGGTGTCGGACGGCAAGATCACGCTCCGGATCGACCCGAAGGATGGCACCCCTGCCAGCGAACTGTTCGGCATGCTCTTGCCGTTTGTTCCGGCTCCGGGCGAAGACGCGGTCGTGATCCAGGTGGGCGGGAAGAACTTCGTACTGGGTGGGAACGGCAACGTTGCTGGGCCTCGGTTCTACAAGGGCAGCGCGGACCCGAACGGCAGTATCACCGCTGAGACCGGATCGCTCTACTCGCGCACATCTGCCAACGGCGGTTCGCAGTGGTATGTCAAGGTCTCCGGCTCCGGCAACACCGGCTGGCTGCCATCCGGCAAAGCGCCGAGACGGCGTGCACGCCGTGACGTTCTGGCCTACCAGGGCGCATCGCTGGTCACATCATTCGTGACTCAGGGATTCCAATCCGGCCCAACCATCACCGCCAGCGCTCACGCGAATGCGGACGACAGCACCGGCTTCTTCCTGCAACACAACACCAGCTCATCTTCTGGCAATGATGCGTCGGTGGTGGCAGGCGCGAATTCTGGCGCCCGATTTGACTGGTCGACCGACATCTCCTTCGGGATCCGCACCCCGCAGACCATCACGTCAATTCGCCAGTGGTACGGGATGTTTGGCAGCTCGCCGGCCGCCTCCGATGACCCCGCCATCGAGGGATTCGGGTTCCGGTTCTCAACCAACGCCGGTGATACCAACTGGCAAGCATGGAGCAACGACGGAACCAGCACTGGCACCGTCACGGATACCGGCGTCGCCTATGCCCAGAACACCGGCCACGAGCTCCGCTGTGTGGTCGACAACAGTGCGGCCTTCATCGACTTCTTCATTGACGGCAACTGGGTTGCGCGGCACACGACAAACCTGCCGGCCGCCTCGACGGTGCTGGATTACGGGCTGTATGTCCGGACGTTGACGGCATCGGCACGCGCGATCCGCTGGGGACGAATCACGATGGAGACGGAACCATGAGACCGCATGAGTCGGTGAGATGAGGTGCTGCCATGGCTGATGTCCCACTGGTCCCTATTCACCGGAGCGCTCTCCGCCGTGCTGGCCCTCCTCGGGACTTGGCGGTTTGGACCGCGCGCCAAGGGGTTCCTGGCCGCCCGGTTCGCGCTGGAGAAGGAGAACTTCTACCTGAAGCGGGAACGCCGGATAACGGAGGCCTACATCGAAATGATGGAAAGGCGCCTCAAAGCCGCTGGTATCGATATCTCGGAGCTCGAATCGAGCGATGGCTCGGGGTAGATGATCCGGGCGACCCAGCGGAATCACCCCTCGTCAAGCGAGCCGCCGCGGTCGCCACCGGGGTCGAGGTACTGGTCAATGAACGGCGGGCCGGCGACGCCCCCATCGTGAGCGACATCTTCCCAAGGGGGACCACCGATGCACCGTGAA